TAATACGAGTTCATGTTGAAGGCTCACAAAGACCTGATGAACCAGGCGAATGGGCGGATGTTCAATATGCAAGTCCGTTTGCTGGATCAATTTCACAAGATGAAGCCGAAGGTAAAAGTGTAATGTACGATGGAGATGCTGGTGATTACAGTCAAGTGTTTACATCTTATGGAATGTGGTTCCCGCAAGTAAAAGTAAACAACAAGGTTCTTGTATTTTTTGCTGAAAATGATTTTGAAAAAGGATATTACTTTGCAAATTGTTTACCAGATTACCAAAATCATACGCTACCAGGTTTAGCAAGTAGTAAAAAGAAAACTGGCGGTTCAGGTGCTCTTGCGGCCTATTACACCGCAGAAGCACAAATGGCAGCATTCAGTGGAGGTGGTGGAAGTTCAGACGGAAATGTTGTCGGTTCAGAACGTGGAATTGTTATGCCTGGTGAAGTACCTCCGGGTATAGAAGGAGAAAGTACCGGTGCTGAGCGTGTAGAACATCCATTGACAATGGCTTTAAAAGCACAAGGATTAGATAAAGATCATATACGTGGGCATAGTACAAGTAGTGCTAGACGAGATTTAACAAGCAAGTGTTTTGGTATATTAACACCCGGACAACATCAATTTGTAATGGATGACGATGCAGATCAGCCACTAATAAGATTACGTACAAGTAATGGATCTCAAATTTTAATTAATGATGCTGGGGATGGCTTTATATACTTTATTACAAAAAATGGTAAAAGTTGGCTCAATATGCATGGTGACGGAACTATTGATGTTTATAGTGCAAAAGACATCAGTTTTACTGCTGAGAATAACATTAACTTTTTTGCACAAAAAGAAATAAACATTAACGCTAACCAGAATTTGGGTATAGTATCAACAACTGGAAATGTTCAAATAGAAACTAAACAAAAAGATGTTATGCTTTTAGCACAAGCATCAATGAAAATTGCTAGTGGAACCAAAACAATAGAATTACAATGCCCTGCAAATATTGTTTTAGCAGGAGCAAAAGTTGACTTAATGCCGGCGGCTCCACCTGGTGGTAAAATTGAACCACTTGAACCAACAAACTTACCTGGAGATCAAGGGAGTGCGTATGTTAAGAGATTACCTGAACAGGAACCATGGAAAGGGCATATTTCCTTGGGTGAAGAAGCAATGGTAATTGATGGATATTCATAATGGCAGACTTACCACAAATTATAAACACTGACAATGTAATAATTAAAACTCCAACCGATGTTACTAACACCGCAACTAAACTTTCTGGCCTACATATTAGTGATAAAGGAAAAAGTTTTATACATGCACTATTAAATTATTATCCTATAGACACATATATAAATGGAAAATGGGTTATAGGATATGAATTAGAAAATGGCCTTAATAACCCTAAAGGACTTTTAGAAAGTGAAAGTTGGACATATTTTGATGAATATGTTAATTATGTTGAAAAACGAGTTAAAGCAGTTTTAGGCCCTAGCACAGAAATGACTGGATATCAATTTGATACATTGTGCCACCTTTATATTAAAATGCCACGAATTGATAAATTAACAACATTGTATGGAAAATATGATGTTGGAGAGTTATTAGGGAAAAAAACTGAGGGTTTAAAAACACTTACCCAAGTCATAGCAAACGCAACAGGCGGTGTTGGATCAAGACAAGATAGAATACGTGATGCACTTTTGTTTTATAGTGCTGAATATAGTACTTTTAAAGAACGGGGGACTGCTCGAACTATTGGTATTAATTATCTTTTAAACAGATATCCAAATAACTTCCAAAGCACGGCTGGGGCATCTAGTACAAATGATCAAAAAAGCCAAGCAGAAAAAGTATATTATAGACTCACAGGTAAATTTATACCAGGAATGTCGGAAGCAAGACAGCGGGAATTGATTGACTATTTTAAGAAGGCAAAAGAAATAGCAAATGTAATTGTGTCTACTGAGGCAGGAACTTTTAGTTACTAATTAAGAAGTGAAGCAACCTTTTCACATGTTTTCATATTTTCCACATAATTTTCCACTACTTCTGTAGTTGATTTTAACTTACCAATACACACATTGTTTAGATTTTCCATTTTTGATAATTTACGTGAACATCTCAATAAACCAAAATCCATATCATCTGCGTGTTTTTTTGTTATTGAATTATTAGCAATAAGATTGTTATGGGAAATTCTAAGAGAAATAAGTTGTTTTTCCAAGTTTTGGGATTTATTTTTATCAACAAAACTCTCATGTTGTGCAACCCTAACTTCTTCTCTTAAATCGTTATTTTGCTCTTCAAGTTGTCCAACCCTGAGCTGGAGTTGTTGATAGTTTAAAAGCCTATCATTATCTTTACTCAGCTCAGCGTTTTCACTTGTTAGAATAGAGTTTTTACCCTCTAAGTTTTTATCTTTAGCCAATTCCTCTTTATAAGCCTGGCACTCATTATACTGGCTTGCTGGAATTGCTAACACAATCCAAGTTTTAAAGAGGCTACTGTCCTCTTTAGTAAAGCGTTTAGCAACAACACTTTGTTTAATTCTTGCTTGTGTCTCGTGTGTTTCTTTAGATGATGATGTGCTTGTATCTACATTTACACCCAAGGCGGCTTCTGAACTGCCTAAATGTTCAATATAACTATCAAGTTCTACACCACAAAATCTAGCAAAACCTTGTTCAGCAAAATTAATTGCACGGGTGACACTTGTAACTTCGCTTGTATGCTTGTCACTAATGCCGGTGAAGTATAAAAAACTACCATCTTGTGAAAACATTTCGTTTGTCCAACTTGGCGGCTTCGGAGATAAACTGCCACATGCCGCCAAACTAACTAAACAAATGCAACCAATTATCGGCTTAAGAATTTTTCGCATCGTTAAGTAATTGCTCGAGTTTTTCAGGATTTGGCTTCAATACTCCGGATTTATTAATCGCATGAGCGACATCAGCACGGCTGACTCCGATAAGAACGTATCCAACAAATACTGGGCGTTCATTTATAAGAAGCCTGTTCATGTGATACTCTTTAACAAAACTCTTCCCAACGGCAACCTCAGTAACCACGGTCTTCTTTTGCAGGTATTTTCCAGCACCAAACTGAGTACCAAAACCTGTCTGTTCACCAGTAAGTTCAGTAAATTTACTATCAAGTTTAAACCCAACAAATTCACTTAACTGCTGATACGCATTAATGCGAGCATGTTGCCTCGCTTGCGGTTCACTTGTAAACTGGGCACTTGCACCAACAAAATACTTAACATCTTCATCTTCTGGTGCTTCATCTACCCACCCCGGAACATCCAAGGGTTGCTCATATACGCCTGGAACAATTTCTGTCATTCCACAACTTGCAAGAAACAAGCCTATCAGTAATGCAATCATTGTATTTTTCATAGCCTTTCTCATATGAAAGTTAATAATGTGGCCGATATGACCCTTTTGCACTATACCACTATTATACGCTCTTCTACAGATAAGTCAACAAAAAAAGGCATAAAAATAAAATAAAATATACGTTTAACTCTTCTAATAAATAGTTAGAGCGGAGGAGTTTGATTTGGCACAACCAACTATCAGAGGATATAGTAGCGTAGGTCGCGACACAGGTGGGCGAACTCTGCTTAATTTTGAGTTAGCAAAACAAGACCTAATGAACACTTTATATACGTATAAAGGTGAGCGATTGATGATGCCAGAATATGGCAATGATGCAATAGCCAGCCAATTTCAACCAATGACTCAAAATACCGCAGATTTTTTAAGAGATAATATAACATCAATTATAGATAGTGATCCTCGATTAACATTAAAATTTATTGACACTCAAATGAATCAAAATACAATAACAGTATATCTAACAGTTTTTTATGTTCCTGCAGATGCAGAAGATACACTTATTTTGACTTTTGACACTAGTTCATATACATGATTGGATTAAAGAATGCCACAAAAAATTAGACAGGACAACTTATTTGCCGCCGAAACGTATGTACGCAAATATACAAACTTCGCAAATGTTGACCTAAAAAGTTACGATTTTGATTCATTGCGTTCCGCAATGGTTTCTTATTTGCAAAAAAAGTACCCAGATCAATTCAACGATTATGTTGTAAGTTCAGAATTTATTACCCTTATGGACCTTGTTGCATTTATGGGCCACGCTATGGCATTCAG